TTGGGCGGGCCAATCGGGCAAAATTGCAGAATACACCGCAGCCGGTTGGGCGATCATGACGCCTGACGATGGTCATGGTATCGGTTTGCCCGACGGTCGGGTTTTCCTGCGAGTAAACGGTGCCTACACTGAGCTACTCGCCAGCAAAACCTTTGCCGGTTTGATTAAGCTCGCAGCTGATCCGATGGATCTGGATGACGACAAGGGAGCCTTGACGCCATCAGGATTGCGCCAGGCCGTTGTGCCGCCTGCTGGCCTCGATAACCTGATTTTTAATTCATGGTTCAATCATTCAAGGCGCTTTCCGGGCGCTTCTAGGGTTAACATCAACTGGCCTAACAATGCCTATTGGGTCGATCACTGGAAGAATGTCACCGGACAAGCGATTACTGTTACTTGGGCAGTTGATGTGCAAGGGCGACCAACTTTGTCACTACCGACTGGTGCCCGGATTAAAATCGTTCTGGAATCTCCAAATTTCGATGCGGGTGTGCTGTCTGCACTGGTGCTTGAAGGGAGCGTAAATGCGGTTTTCTCTGGGAGCGAACTGGCTCCGGTTACAATTCCGGTAGACCGCACCGACGCTCTATCAGGACGCAAGTATTGCGTTTTCGATTTTGCGAACACCGCTATTGGTCCGGATCTCGAAATTACCATCATCGCACTGGCACCGACGAAACTCGGACGGCTTAAATGTGAGCGTGGAAAGAAACCGACATTTTATGCAGCACACCAACCTTATATCGAAAGTATGATTCTGGATCGCTATTTCCAGCGTCTTAAGCGCCGCATCACCATTACGGCGACCGCCGCAGATCAGTACTTCACGGATATGGTCTCGCTTAGAAACGAAATGATGCGCGCTCCGCTCGTCAATTGGAGTGTGTCGACCATGTCCAACGTTAAGAACTTAACGTCGCCGTCGGCTGATGCTTCTGGTGTCCAAATCGCGTTTCAGTCGGTTGCCGCTGGAACAATGGTGCTGGAATACGAACTGACTTTTGATGCAGATTTCTAAGGGAGACTCACGATGAACTTTGAAGGCATAACAGCTGCGTGGATTGAAGATGACGGCACCCTTGTATGGAGGGGAGAAACTGCGGGAGGATGTGTTCCAAAGGGTCATCCGCGATACGAAATGGTTCGTAAGGAACTAGAGGAGGGTGAAATAGTCATTGGAAATCGCGATCCCGCTCTGCCAAATTAGTTCTGCGCCCTTGCGTAATCCGCCTTATCGATATGTATAGGTCGAACCGGTATCGATAAAAGGGATCATTACGTGAAATTCTACGGTCAGTTCGAGCACCAAGTTGATCGCTTCATCTTTGAACGATACTTTCCGGATACTGATATCCGAGGGACGTTTGTAGAGTGCGGTGCATTCGACGGACTGACGGAATGTTCATGTAAATTTTTCGAAGAAACCATGGGTTGGACGGCTTATAATTTGGAGCCGGTGCCGTGGATTTTTGAACGCCTGGTAGCCAATCGCCCGAATAGCAATAATTTCAATCTTGGGCTGTCGGATCAAACCGGTACTGCCAGCTTTCAAAGCGTAATCCACCCCAAGTATGGTCGCCAAACGACCATCGGTGCAATCGACCATGCGCCAGAACTTCGATCTGCTTTGGAGGCAGATGGTTGCAGGTTCGAGCCAGTCGAGATCCAAGTCCTCAGCTGGGGCGATTTCATCGCCAGAACCGGTCTGAGGGAAATTGACTTGATGGTCCTCGATGT